GCTTAAGCCCGTTTGAAATATTAAACACTCCAACAAGTGAGGTACTAGACTTATACGTTGATACTATTTTACACGATTTTAAAGATAAAAATAAAAATAATAATAACGTATGGGTAACCTCTAAAAATGCCAAATGGCACTAAGGGAGGTGTAAACAAATGGCGGAAAATGAAAGAGAAATAACAACCGTATTTAAGGCTGACATATCAAACTTTACAGCTGCAACACAACAACTAAATAGGGACGTTGCTTTAGTAAATAGCGAGTTTAAAAACGCTACTGCCTCTATGGGTAAGTGGAGCGATAACAGCGACGGACTAAAAGCTAAATTAACTCAATTAAACGGAGTTTTAGACGCTGAAAAAAAGCGCTTATCATTATTAGAGGCTCAATACGACGAGCTTAAAAACGCTGGAAAAGAAAACACAGCCGAGGCACAACGCTTAGCAATAGCTATTAATAACCAAAGTGCCAAGGTTAAAACTACTCAAAAACAAATAGAAAACTACACAGCAAAGCTAGACGAGTTAGAAAGCACAAGCGAAAGCACTAAAAAAAGTGTAGACGATTTAACCGAAAGTGCCGAAAAGCAAGGCTCTACTTTTAAGTCTATAGCTGGAGCTGTAGGCGGTGGACTTGTAAAAGGCATTGTAGGAATAGGAGCAGCTGCAACTGGAGCTGTAACTGGTTTTCTAGCACTTGGCGAAAGCACAAGGGAGTATAGAGTAGGCTTAGCACAGTTAGAGACTGCTTTTGGTAGGTTAGGCTTTAGTGCTGAGGAAACATACCAAGCATTTAACTACTTTGGATCCGTACTAGGCGACACTAAAAAAGCACAAGAGACAATGTTAGTACTAGGGCAATTAGTAGACACTGAAAAGGAGCTAGAGGCTTGGACTGACACTTTAACTGGTGTATATGCGACTTACGGCGAGGCAATACCGTTAGAAAGTATGAGCGAGGCTTTAGTACTTGCAAGTAAGCAAGCAGTAGCCGAGGGAGGCTTAGCTGATGCCTTGGAGTGGGGAGGCGTAAACCTTGATAGCTTTAACGAAAAGCTAGAAAGCTTAAACAGCGAGGAGGAACGCAGCGCCTATATACAAGAGACTTTAAACGGTTTATATGGCGAGGCAGCCGCAAAGTACAACGAGTTAAACAAAGATGCTTTAGCAGCTAGTACAGCCTCTACTAATTTAGAGCACGCTATGGCACAACTAGGAGCAGTAGCGGAGCCAATACTAACAATGCTTAAAGAGGCTACAGCAGCTTTTGTAATGAGCTTAGAGCCAGCCGTAAAACTAATAGGCGAGGGCTTACAAGGTGTATTTAATGGCACTGAGGGCGCAGCTGAAACTTTAGCAACTGGCTTAAATGACGTATTTAAAACAATTTTAGACAAAGCAACTACATTTATACCTATGGTAGTTAGTGTAATAGCTGAACTACTACCTCAAATTATAACAACTATTGTAAACGCACTACCTCAATTAGTTAATACAGTAGCAAGCGTATTTACTCAACTACTAAACGCTTTAGCTGAGATGCTACCTACTTTAATACCAGTAATTGTAAATGCTTTACTACTTGTAGTAGAAACAATAATAGATAACTTAGATATGATAATAGACGCTGGCATTAATGTTATTTTAGCACTAGCTGAGGGGCTTATAAATGCAATACCTCAATTAATAGCAAAAATACCAATTATTATAGACAAGTTAATAAATGCAATTATTAATAACTTACCAAAGTTAATACAAGCTGGTATACAACTATTAATTAGCTTACAAAACGGCTTTATGGACGCTGTACCACAATTAATACAAAGCTTACCACAAATAATAAGCTCTATAGTAAAGGGCTTAATTGAGGGTATACCACAACTAATAGAGGCTGGAGGCGAGCTTTTAGCTGGTTTGTTTGAGGGTTTATTAAACCCTAAAGTTATATGGGACAATATAAAAAAGCTTGGTAGCAGCATTATAGACGGTTTTAAGTCTTTCTTTGGTATTAAGAGCCCTAGTAAGCTTATGCGTACTGAAATAGGCGAAAACTTAGGCGAGGGCGTAGGAGTAGGACTTTTAGACAGTGAAAAAGACGTACAAAAAGATATAGCTAAGTTTAATAAAGGCATTTTATCTAGCTTTAATTATTCACTAGCACCAAACTTGGAAAACACAACAAAGTTAGCTACTGGAGGCGTAGTAAATAGCCCAACACTAGCTATGGTAGGCGAGGCTGGCAAAGAGGCTGTAGTACCACTTGAAAATAACACCGAGTGGCTAGACAAGTTAGCTGATAAGCTAGCATCTAAAATGGGACGTAATACAGTAAATAACTTTAATTATACTTTTGAAAAAATGGAAAGTACAAAGCTAGCTTTACACAAAGCTAAGCTAGAAACTAAAAAACTGATAGGAGGCTAAAAAATGAAACTTACACTAACAAATAAAAACGGCGATACTTTAGACCTCCTAAACAGCCGTAACTACTTTATTTTATATAAAGCTGATGCTATGCACGGTGTAGACACTGACATAAACGAGAGCGAGAGCCCTTATATAGACGGTACACAAATACAAAGCGTTAAAGCTATGCCAAGGAGCATAGAGCTAGGCTTTAAAATAGTAGGCGACGTACAAACAGCTATTAACTATTTTACAAGCTACGTTAAAAGCAAGCAGTTTGTAACTTTAGAGGAAATAAACGACGACGAGCGAGACATAGTTATTAAGGGAGTAGCAACTATACCACCTTATACACGTATGCTACAAGCTTGCGAAATTAACTTAACTGTATATTGCGGGCAACCTTACTGGGAGGACGCAGTACAAATAGTTAATACTTTATCAATGTATTTAGACTTGCTTTACTTTCCAGTAGAGGGGCAATACTTTACCGAGTATGGGCGACCTTTTGGAGCTATTGACACTGAGGTAACAAAAACATTTACAAACGAGAGCGACACAAGCGTAGGTATGTTAATAGACATTGTAGCTTTAGGCTCAATAGTAAACCCACGTATAGGCTGTGAAAGCGGCGAGCAAGTGGGCTGGTATTTACAACTTAACTTAACTTTAAATCAAAACGACATAGTAGAAATAAACACAGTTAGAGGCAATAAATATATTACTATTAACGGATCCTCAATGTATAACGGACAGCCAATACTAAACTACTTAGAGTTTAGCGGTAATGACTGGCTACAGCTTGAAACTGGCGACAATACTTTTAATGCTACAGCAATAATAGACGGCACAAGACAACCAGCCCAAGACGTATACTTTAACATTACGTATAAAGGTAGGTACGAGTAGCTATGATACCTTATGTAGAAATAATAAACAAAAACACATTAAAAAAAATAGCATTAATAGAGCCTAGCGACTGCTGGTTTGAGCTATCTTACTATGACTGGGGCGAGTTTGAGCTTTACTGCGTTGCATCTCAAGCAAACATAAACAACTTGCAAAAAGGCAACTATGTAAAGCTGCCTAATGAGCCTTATATATGGGTAATAACAAGCCTTAACTACACTTATGTAGAGGGCGTACCTATGATAAGCGCTAAAGGGTATAGTGCTAAATGGCTTTTACACAAAAGAGTTATACAAGCACCTATAGAGCTACCAAACAAAGTAGCTTTAGCTGTAGAGCAATTAGTAAATAACAACTTAGGAGCTGGAGCAGCTGCAGCAAGACAAATAGCGGGCTTTACTGTGTATACAAGTGGTATTACTACTACCCTTGAGGAAACACAAGCAGCAAGAGCTAACCTAGGGGACTTTGTAAACGAGCTTTTACAACAATATAACTTAGGCTCAATAGTAATATACGACAATGAAACTTTAATTTATAAAGTAATACAAGGGCAAAACGTAAGCGAGAGCGTACGCTTTAGCCAAAGCTTAGACAACTTATTAGAAAGCGCCTACAACACTGACGACAGCAACTTAGCTACTAATGCTTTAGTAGTTAGCACAGTAAACGACGTAGACTACTGGCAAATAGTAGACGACGGAGCAACTGGAGTAGATAGAGCCGAAATACTTATAAATAGTAATATTTCAACTGAGTACACACCTAATGGCGCAACGGATCCAGTAAAACTAGATTTAACAAACGCCAGCGACTTAGCTTTATATAAAAGCTGGTTAAGCCAAGAGGGTAACACTCAATTAGCTAATTATATAGAAATTAACGAGCTAAGCAGTAAGTTAGACTTAATTAACTCTATTTATGAGTTTGAGGGCGACTATAACGTAGGCGACATAGTAGGAGTACAAGACGAGTATTTTAACATAGTAGCTACAGCACGTATTACTAAAATAACAATTAAACAAGATGCGGAGGGCTACGGCATAGAGGCTGAGTACTCAACACTAACACCAGTAGCACAAGCTTTATAGGAGGGTACTTTATGACTAATGGGGAAATAATAAGCTTAATAGCTGTGTGCTTATCGTTTATAGGTGTGCTTACTAGCTTTTTATTTAGTTATAAAAAAGCTACTAAAGAAAGAGACCAAGAACGAGAAAGCAATATAAAAAATATGGCTGAAATAAAAAACGATACTAACAATATTAGAAATAATGTGGACGAAATAAAAGTAAAAGTAGAAAAGATAGACGACAAAATGGAAAAAGACCACGACAAACTAATAGAACACGAAAATAAAATAAGAAACCTTGAAAAAGAGGTATTTTACAAAGGAGGCACTAACAAATGAACTGGGGCGAAATAGGCACACAACTAATTATAGGCATTATAGGTGTATTAATTAGTGGCTTAGGTATTTATATAACTTATTTAATTAATAAGTTTGTTAATGATGCAAAACTAAAGAGCATCTTAAGCAGCTTAAATACTTTAGTACAAAATAGCGTGTTAGAGGTATACCAAACTTACGTAGAGGCTATTAAGAAAGCTGGTAAGTTTGACGCTGAGGCACAAAAACAAGCCCTAGGGCGTTGTTTAGCACTAATTAAGGCAAATATGCCTAAAGACCTTGAAAACTGGCTAATAGCCAATTATAGCGACGTAGAAAGCTACTTAAAAAGCTTAATAGAGGCTCAAATAGGGCTTTTAAAAAATAATGCTAAATAGGAGGTAAAAATATGGCTGAGAAATCTTTATTTTTTAACGCACTACCTAGTAGCGAGTTTGAAACTGGCTACGACCGTAACTATAATGCTGACGATATAAGCAACTGGCTTAGCGTTGTATGGGACACTGGCGTAGTTAAAGGCGGTTTAGCTGTAGAGGCTGCAACTGGTATGACAGTAAACCTAAATGTAGGGCGAGCTGCAATTAACGGCAAGGCTTATATTAACAATGCTATTAAAACTTTTACTATTAGCGCTAACGCTGGTACTGCAGCACGTTACGACTACATAATACTTAGATTTAACAACAATGTAGCTGTACGTAGTATTACAGCTGAGTTAGTAACTGGAGGCGCTACAATGCCAACTACAGCAAGCTTAACACGTAGTGGCAATATATATGACTTAATGTTAGCTATTATTACTGTACCAGCTGGAGCATCTAGTATACAACAAGCTAACATAACTGACACTAGAGGCTATGACGACAGCGTAGACGATCAAGGAGCATATATTTATGGCGACCTAGCCAACGCTTGCCCTTACTTTACAGCTGTTAAAGGTTATGACGACTACTACGACGCTATTATACAAACTTTTGAAAGCGTAGTAACATTACAAAGCGCAAGCGCTACAGTAGTTACTAACTTACCAGCACGTTTATATAATGATGCTTACAGCATTGTAGAGGTATACACTAATGGTATTAAAGAAAATGAAAGCGCCTATACTTTAGGCACTAACAGCGAGTATATAACAATTACATTTCCTGCAGCTAAAGCAGCGGGAGCTGTAATTACTGTAGACTTAGGCAACTTTATAGACGGCGAGGGACTAAGCACAGCAATAGCTAACTATAACCAATATGTAGAGGACGTAGAGGAGCTACAAGTAGCTAACGAGTTTAACTATTACTGTAACGGATCTACTGACAACGTACAAATAAGCAATTTAGTTAATACTTTCATTAATGGAGGTAGCGACTATAAGAGTATGCGCTTAAATATTATAGGTAACTTTGGTTATACTTATATGGTAGGAGGTAGCGGCACAAGTGCAAGCCCTTACCAAGTATTTAACTTTGCTAGTGGCAACCGTAAAGTAATATTAGACTTTGGCAACTGCAGTAAAATAGACGTAAACGTAAGTGGCGTATATGTCAATGTATTTAATATGAGTACTGGCAATATTACAATAAATAACCTTAACTTAATTGCAACTGGTACAGCTAGCGGCACTGTAATTAGAGTGTTTAACACTACAAGTGCCACTATAGAGTGTAACAACTGCCGTATGTGGGTTACTGGCTACCAAGACAGCTTAATTAGTTTATGCGGTACTTTTAATAATTGTAGATGCACTGTTAAAAACTCAATTAATAACTCATATTGCTTTTTAACAGCTGGAGCTAATATGCTAACACTTAATGGCGGTGTATATTATGCTTATTGCGGATCCAGCAGCTTAAAGAGTGCTATAGTAGCTCAAAGTGCAGCGGGCGCAGTAGCCTTACTATATGGAGTAGTAGCACCTACTGTAGCTGTAACTGGTATGTACCAAACTAACTCTATATATCAAGTAAACTCTAACGGCAACTATATTAACTGTAGAGACTTAGTAAGCGCCTTGCCAGTAAGCGTACAAAGTGGCTACTCAACCGTAGCTGGCACTATTAATTTAAGTAAAGCTATATAAGTAATATACACGTAATATACAAAAGAGCTTTAAAAGCTTATAAAATAGGCTTTTTAAAAATATATGTTTATTTATGCTCTACTATATAAAGCTTTTGGAAAATATAACAAAAAGGCTGTAGATATTGAGTTTTCAATACTTACAACCTTTTTTTATTTTATTTAAAACACTGTGAAACAGCCTAAAAAATTAAGCGTAATATACAAACAATATACAAGTAATATACTTATAATATACTAATAATAAAACTTGTCTATAGCCTCTATTAAGTCGTTTATATCTTTGTGGGTGTAATGCTCCGTAATATTATTGCTAGTATGCCCTACTATTCTAGCTACAGCTATGCGGTTTAAAGTTAGTCTATCACACTGGCTAATAAAAGTGTGCCTTGTCTCGTGTGGTGTATGGTTTAAATTATATTTACTCATTAAAGGCGTAAAGACATTTTTTAAATAATAATTATACTTAAAAGGCTTGTCTTTTCTTTCAAACAAATAAGCTTTGTTACTTTCTACAGCATCTTTTATAAAATTAAAAATATCTTTATGAATAGGCACAAACCTAACCCCAGCTGGTGTTTTAGATTTAGCTATATAAAAATATCTTTCATTTAAGTTAATGTTATCTAGTGTAAGCTCTAAAAGCTCGCTGATGCGTGCACCAGTATAAAGCTGTATTAAGATTAAATTAACGTAAGGCTTGTCTTTATTTAGCCAAAGTGTGTTTATCTCGTCTTTTGAAAAAGGCGTTTTTTTATGCTTTTTTACTCTCTTTGGCATCTCAATAAAATTAGCGTAGTTTTTGTCTACAACCTCGTTTTTAAGGGCGTAGTTATATATCATATTAAAAAAAGTTTTAAACTGGTTTATGTTGCCCTTATTTTTGTGTTTGTCTATTATGGCTTGTAATTGATTTACTTTAATTAGAGAAAAGGGGAGGTTATGTAGCTCCTTACAATGGTTATAAACTACTTTATATTGTGTTGCCGTGCCTTTGGCTATTTCCTCAAACTTTCTTTTACTCCAAGCCTCGTAAATATCATTAAAAGTTATGTCTTTGTTTTCTACTAATTGTGGCTTATTATTATAAAGCGCTAAAAACTCTAACGCCTCTTTGCGCTTTTCAAAATACCCAAGATATTTATATTTTTGGCGGTATGATTTTACACCGTCTTTGTTTATAAACTCCTCAACCCCAGTAGTAATACGTACAGCAAAAGGCTTGCGCCGTTTTTTGCCTAAATTAATAATGGATCCGTAACCGTTAGGAAACCTCATTAATGTTTATATACTCCTTTAGCTTTTTATCGTAAATAATATAAGTGTACTTTGAGCTTGTTTTAATAGCTGTGCCAAAAGGTAGCTCGTTACGTTGTAAGCCTATACGTATACTTAATGGACTACAACCCAAAAGCTTTGCAACTTGATTAACAGTTATTTTTTTATTACTCATAATGCACCCCTTATAGTTTAGTTTGCGTCTAGCTCTAAATAAAGCTTTAATATTTCTTTGTAAACTTTTGCTTTTTCCTCCGTGGGTATATCGTCGGCATTAAACACGACACGAGCTTTAGCCACTAAGTCGGCTAAGTCGTCGTTAG